TGTAACAAACGACTCGCTCACAGCATATCTCTGAGAAAACTCTTGGAAAGAGAAACTTCTGTGCCTTAAGATTTGTCTACTAATGTCTCTAGTAGTTTTGATTTCCATTGTAACACTAACCATCTCAAATGGGCTCCAGTGATCCTCTTTGATAAGATAGCCCAGTAGTTTGCTGGAAGTTTTAGTGTTATTCTGGTTTGCGGGATTGCTAACCCGAGCTGCAAAAGCAATAAGATCTTCTGCATTGTGACAACCTGTTTGAGCACTAGGAGTTGTCATCCCTACTAAACTTACTTCACTTCTCATTCTTATCCTTATAATCTTTAATTGCTGCTTTAATAGCATCCTCTGCGAGAACACTACAATGAATTTTTACCGGAGGTAGTGCCAATTCTTCTGCTATATCTGAGTTGCTAATATCATTAGCAGAATCCAAGGTTCTTCCCTTAACCCACTCAGTGAGTAGAGAAGAGCTAGCAATTGCACTTCCACATCCGTATGTTTTAAACTTTGCATCTAAAATTACTCCTTCATCAGATACTTTTATCTGCAAGCGCATAACATCCCCGCAAGCAGGAGCGCCTACCATGCCGGTACCAATATCTTCGGCATCATCAAATCTTCCTACATTTCTAGGATTTTCATAGTGATCCATTACTTTATCTGAGTATGCCATTATTTTTGTCCTGATATTCTATTATCATAGTCTGCGAGATTCTCATCCCACCAGTGGGGTTTACCCCGTACTTTCCAGTGTGCACCCTTACCGATAGCGGCCTTATCCTTCATGTAGAACATGCGATAGGATTCTACGGCATCCTCTGACTTGAGTTCTTCTGGCATGGCTTGGGCAAATGGGGTAAGTCCCGTTGCTGGTAAATGTACCATGTCTGGCAAGCAACGGATAACTTCTTCGAAGGATTTGTGATTGGCACCACCTCTGTAGATGTGCTCTTGATTGAGGGCGTGTGAATAGCAGAAGAGCCATTCATAGTTTTGTTGTGACTCACGAGCCCATATAGTACAGGGGTGATTATACATAGTAGGAAGATAGGGAAAATCCCTAATTGGGTTTTTCTTGGCTTCTTTGAGTACACTCCATTCCTCCGAAGTTAGTTTTCTAGGTATATATCCTAGGTATTTATCTACCCAGTGATTTGTACAGAGCATCTGCGCAGCTTCTAACTGCATTTTACCTGAGTGTGCATCAATATGGTATTGAGCACAAAGATCTATGTCGTGGTCTAAAATAAATATATTCACTGGTAGTTCCCTAAGTTAAGAATATATTATACAGTATTCTACATATAAAGTCAAGCACTATTTACTAAGAGTACTTTGGGTTTGACATTTTTGCTAATCTTTTTTGCACCAGGTTTTCTGTCATGCTTCTATCTAACCCGTAGGCTTGTTGCAGAACCATTATCATAGCCTTTACATCGGCCATTTCTTCTTGCAGATTTTGTAGATATTTAGGATCATCTACTCCGTGTCTCATTACTTTTGAGCAGGCGCGGATTAATTCTCCGCACTCTTCCATTGTAATTACTAAGGTTTTTAGTTTCTCTAGATCCATGTCTTTTATTTTATTACTCCTGGTTTTGCTGTGTGGGATCGTCTAATGTATTAATATAAGAGTCAAGAAGCCGGGACACTGCCTCCGGCTTCTCGTCTGCTTTAAAGCGCACTTTTATTTTAGCGAGCCCTGAATTTTTGGATTTAGAACTGTCCACAGATATAGATTTAATATTATGTTGATATCCCACCTCTTTGTCTGCAAATAAGCCTAGAACATCTTTTTTCACTTGAGAGACATCGTCGTCAACATCTCCAAAATGAAGGCGTGCCTCAAACTCTACATCTAACTGATCCAGCCCTATAGAGGAATGGTCTGCAAGAATGTAGAGAGGAAAAACTATGTCTTTATCGTCAACTCTAAACTTTACAGTTTTAGGGGTACCATCATCATTAAAATAATTCTTCAGTGAATTAATATGCTGACGCTGACTAATACTTTGAGCAACCATAGCACTTTCTAGAAGTCCTGATACTAGCTCATCTATATGTAATTTTGCCATTCTTTACCAAATTTTTAAATTTTAGGGGCCACTTGTATTAGTAGAAAGAGGAATAAGGGAGGGCTCTAGCATCTGTGTTAGGTAATCTGATAACTTAAGCATCCCCTCTGTAGCAGGAAGCTGTTCCGCGTGTACGGCCACTTCATACTTAGCAGAGTTATCTGTCTTTCGTACATTTTCTCGATTAGTAGCTACTTTTCCAGAAATATTTGCTTTATACTTTGCTCCCCAAAATCCACCAGAGATAGAAGCACTTACTGAGCTTTCTGTAGAGGTGGAAGAAGTATCTTGCGTTGACGTTTGAACTTCCATAGAAAAATTAATATCTGCGGAGGTAATAGCCAAGGAGGGCAGAGGCACTAAAGGAAGCATAGGTACTTTACTGTATAAAGTTTGTACAGACTGCTCTCCAGTATCCCCGTCTGTCATGACTCTATTCATTTCAACATCTAAAGATCGAGCTACAGTCTTTCCGTCGTCTCCTTTTGTGAACGCTACTTCCTGAATGTATTGCCAGGTAACATCATTGAGCTGTGCCTGACCTTTAGCCATTCCAATAATAGGGGCTGTAATCAGTTGCTCAATGGGTAAACCTGTAAATTTGTTAGCTATACTCATTTTTTTCCTTAATTAAATGTTACCAAACCTTGATAACGCTTTTTGATTTTATCAATATCATTTAATGCTGCTTTCATTTTGCCCTTTACTTCGTCTTCAACATCAAAGTTAAAGACAGTTTTACACCCTGGACAAGCAGAGATAGGGTTCTTCATTATGAAGTCTAGAGATAGTCCCAAAGGGCTAGCACATACGGGGCAGGGCAGCATGGGGTCTCTCCTTGTCTAGATTCTGTTAATTTTATAGAAAGATATGTGGTCTTCCCAGGTATTGAATTCTTTTCGAATATGGCAGTAAAATTTTCCTTCGTAACACCTACCTACGCTTTTTCTTTGTTGCTGTCTAGCATGTACGTTACGTTTGCTGCCGACACGTTGGGATTGTCTCTTATACATATTCCGCACTTATCTCCTATTTTATGGGCTAAAAAAGAATTATTTTCTAGCATTTTTTCTGTTATTTTGTTACATATACATATATACACCGCTAGGATACTGCAGTCATTCTATTTACTAATCTTTTTGACCTATCGCCCACTTGATGATACCACCTACTATCTTTCATTTCTATTGCGGCCTTTTTCCAATCTGCGGTATTTAACGCATTAGTCATGTTCTTAAATTTAGATAATCTAGGTCTTCCTAGGTTGAACATCATATTGGCTAAAATTTCTTTTACTTCTCCTGGGTAAGAATCCCAGTGACTATCATATAATATTTTACACTCGTCTAAAACTACTTGTAGATCTTTTTCAAAAACTTCCTCAATCCGCTCCTCTGATACTGCTGTTCCAACTTTGCACCCAAATTCTGGATCGTCTTCAATAATAAGATGGCCGATACCAAAAGTAGCATACCCAAGATGGTCAAGATATATTTCAGTTTTGATTCCTTCATCTACTTTTAGTTGCTCTATTAGTCTTTCTTTGTTTATATTAAGATCTTTTTCTTTCATTTTTTTGCTTTCATAAAACCGATGGCGGATCTTACCCCAAAGGAAGCGGCCACAATTACACTTAGTGTATACTGATACCAATCTGGCATAATTTCTAATACTTTGAACCCCTCATGTACGTATGGCACCATGCTAGGTATAAATGCCATTATTAGTGGAATACTGAAAAGAAGCGTTAACCACTCGTCTTTCCACGAGCTTCCGCTGTTTTCAGCCATAATTTTTTCCCAGTCGCCTTCTTGTTCTACGGATTTAACTATTACTGCTGCCTTTGCATCTGCTTTAGCTTTACTTACCGCATTTTTCCCTTCAATATAGGTTTGTCCTAACCCCGCTACTGATTTAAATAATTCTCCAATTATAGGTATACCCATATTTTTTCTCTAAAGTAGGGGGCTTACGCCCCCACCCTACCATTAGACCATTAAAGGGCTGATGATATATGCTAAAGTGCCAGTAAGGCCTACCAAGACTGCAACAATTTCTGCTACATCTGCGATACCTTCTTTCTTGGCCATAATATTTTTCACACGTTTCTCCTTAGTTAATTGCAATCTTCTTAGGCTGCAATTCTTCAGGGACTTCTTCATGCAAATCAATGCAAAGCAGGCCCCGCTCCATATAAGCGGAAACTACTTGAACGTGTTCAGGAACGCCAAAAACTCTTTTAAATGTTTTACCACTCAAGCCTTTGTAAACGTATGTTTCAGATTCTTCTTTTGTCTCTAACTTTTTTCTTCCCTCTACAGTTAGAACACCCTCGTGGAGGAAAATATCGATATCCGCTTTATTCCACCCGGGCACAGCAATCTCAACCCTTTTATCTCCATTCTTGTTGGCGATAATATTAAATCTAGGGTAAGTACCATCAAAGTTCTCTTGGAACAGTGCCGTGTTGTTCATGAAACGGTCAAAACCAAACATTACTTTTGTTAGGTCTGCCATAGCTAATTTTGAATTTGTCATAAATGTCTCCTCATCTTATGATTTCATGCCATCTTTCGATTAGCGGGGAGGCTTTCGCTCTCCGGTTTATAGTATGATAGTTATAGACGTATCAGTCTTCAAAATCTTCGTCAACCTCAATTACTCCGTTATCAATAAAGTATTGAACGGCATCTTCTACACCCTCTTTATGCCCTAGGTACCAAGTAGATATACCACACCCTAGTAAGCAAAAGATAAAAATAAGTGTATCAACGCCAATAATCATATGCAATCTCCGAGGCTTGGTTTTGTGAATTTCTATTATTATACATAAATATGACTTAAAAGTCAAGAAAAATTTTTTGCTAACTAAAAATTCTTCTTGACTTTTTAGGTTAAATGTTCTATACTATATATCAAATAAAGGTAACAGGTTCATGAAAATATATAAGAAAAGACCGTGGACACACGAAGAAAGAAAGCTTCTTAGTAAGATATATCACAAAAGTAATAGAACCGAATTAGAAAACTACTTCCCGGACAGGAGCTATAACGCTTGTGTAAAGCAGGCCAAGTATTTGAAGGATAGAGGATGGTATTTTGTAAAGGAAGTAAAATAGTAGCTTTCAGTATTTTAATGTATACTACCTCAGCTTTTGCCTCACATACAGAAGAAAAAGAAATAATCTGCCTAGCAAATAATATATATTTCGAGAGCAGAAACCAACCTATAAAGGGCAAACGTGCGGTAGGGGAAGTTGTTATAAACAGAGTTGCATCTAAGAAATTCCCTAATACAATCTGTACTGTAGTTACTCAACGAAAAACAAATATATGTCAATTTACTTGGTATTGCAAAGAAAATGTATATAAAATTATTACTGACTTTTCTTCATATGAAGAAGCATTAGAAATAGCATATGTGCTGTATCACGGTAGTACTAAGAACATAACGCAGGGAGCTCTTTGGTACCATGCTGACTATATAAAGCCACCTGGATGGACTAAAAGTATGCGCGTTACTGCACATATTGGAAATCATATCTTTTATGTGGAGAAATTTAAGGAATAAATTGAAAATAACTGTAAAAAATGGTAATGTAGAAAGAGCATTAAAAATTTTTAAAAGAAAAAGTTCCGAAATTATATGGGACTATAGAAAAAATGAGTACTATGAAAAATCAAGTACTAAAAAACACGTATCTCGTAAAGCAGCAGTTAAACGAGAGCAAAAAAGACAAGGAGTCAATAAACATGTCAAACGGTACTAATTTCGAGCTTGTAGGAGACTTTATGCAAATCTTCGGGCAAGACGTGAAGGATGTTCCAGATTTTCCAGATCTTAAAACACAGGAACTTCGATACGATTTAATTTCCGAAGAGTTAGCAGAGCTTAGAGAGGCTATGGATGCCGATGATATTGTAGAAGTTGCTGACGCTTTAACAGATATCCTATATGTAGTATACGGGGCGGGACACGCCTACGGAATTGATTTAGATTGCTGTTTTGCTGAAGTACACGCCAGCAATATGAGTAAGCTAGGAGAAGACGGTAAGCCTATATATAGAGACGATGGAAAAGTTCTAAAAGGCCCTAAATATTTTGAACCAAATCTAGAATATGTACTGGATTTCTAAACTATCTCCCCCTAAAAAATAACCACCTTTCAAAAAATAGTTCTTGACATAGTAGGTGCAACTTGCTATAATTTGTACTAAATGTTTTACTAGGCCAAAAATAATTGGCCAGGAACCTTGAGCCTACTATGTCATTTACAGCCAAAGACTTAAACCCTCTAGTACGTGGAGACGACTGGACTATTAAACTAGTCGTTAGCTCTGATGGGGCTATTACGAATGTAACAAACTACACGTACACTCTTACTTTAAAAAGTAATGTTGACGATCCGGACCCCGGAGATTTACAAGTATCCGTCGTTCCTACAGGCCCTGATGCTTTATTGGGTGTTGTCTACCTAAACGCTCCGAAAGCTCTTACTACAGTTCTTGAGGCTCGAACCTATAACTACGACATCCAACAAGTTGACGATTCAGGAAATGTCCAAACTCTTTTAATAGGAAAAGTAAAAGTAGTAAAGGACATTACTAGAACTGTAATCTAATGGCATTTGGTAGTAGGTCTGTATCATTCAACTCTTTAGATTCTACTGGTTGGGACGAATACTCTCCAGGGGGAGGAAACGCTCCGATTGCCACAAATAATGCTGATGGATATGAGCTTGAAGGAACAGGCTGTGGGGAGTTTCGTATTGATAGTGAAACTAATACAATTAAAGGTTGGAGTCAAAATCCTGCTTCTTCTGTAGACCTTTCTTCTAGTGGAAGTGCTGCGATTTATTGGTTTAATACCTCTGTAGGCGCTACGCTTACCGACTATGACTTTTTAATGTATGATGGTACTACAGATGGTTTGGTTAATATTGGAGCAGGCTTTTACCCTGGAAGTGGCGGTTATGTTCCTATCTGGTGTGATGCGAATCAGCTATCAGCAACTATTACTCTTTCGGCGGTTACTACATTAGGTTTTAGAATTAATAATGGAAACGCAGGATCAGGAAATAAAGTAAACAGTTTTGTAGACTCTTCTTGGTATTTTCAAGGAAGTCAAGTATCTCCATTTTATTTAGATGGCACAACAAATAATACACTATCATTTATACGTACTACTGAAACAGCTAAGACAGGAGGCTTTAAAGGGCTTCTTACTTCAGGCGGCGGCGTTGACTTTTTCTATGCCCGCCTTACGATAGGGGAGGGAGCTACCGCAGGAACAGCAGTTGCTACTACATTTAATGAAAGTGATAGCACCCTTATCTTTGTTGATCAAGCCGGAATTACCTCAACGTGGTTGGGGTGGAGCGTTAATTTAAATAACGCTAGCACTAGCTTTAGTTTATCTAACTCTAACTTTCAATCTTCTAGTGTAGCTAGTGCAACTAATCGTCCTGATTTAGTTTTTTCTGGGACTACCGGAACAGCAACTATAACGGACTGTGCTATTTTAGGCTTAAGAGAGCTTACTCTTACCTCTGCCTGTACCATAGATGGAGGAACGATAGACGGTTTATCTGTAACACAAGGCTCTGCTGAAATTAAAAATTCAGAAATACGTGCAAGAACTGCTGCTGGCGTAGCTTTAATCGACGACGGTAGTTTTAGTACGGGAGGCATACATGACTGTCTTTTTATACAAAAAGGATCGGGACATGCTATAGAGCTAACAAGTGCTACGTATACAACTACGTCCTCTATAGACTTTGAAAATATAGTTTTTGATTCCACTGAATCATTTGGGGCAGACGGCACAACTTCGGCTGCTGTACATAACTCTAGTGGACAGGCAATAACAATTAATGCTAATGGTGCTAGTACAATTCCTACTATTAGAAATACCAATGGATCTACTACTACTGTTGTACAGACTAAAACTTTAAGTATATCCAATATTGAAGAAGATACTGAATTAAGAATATACTCGTATACGGATGTTAATGATCCTACTACATATACGGAGCTTGTCGGAGCAGAAAATATAGCAACCAGCCCTACAAGTAGCACATTCACAACTGTTGTAGCTGATACAGTTAATACCGGTAATTTTGTTGCCACTTTTTTATACGATGTATCAGGGGGAGCTATACCCATAGTTTTAGTAGCACACAATTTAAATTTTGAATTCTTTAGAATTCAAGAAACTTTAAGTGGTACTGAGAACACAAGCATATCCCTCTTTCAGAGTTCTGATAGACAATATGACAGTGGCTCAGTTTAACACTTAAATTTATATAATACCTTTAGGTATTTACTATATGCCCAGAAATTGGGCAAAGCTAATTAGGGGAAAAACTAAATGGCTAATTTTTTTCAAAACGCAAATGTGCAAAAAGACCCAGATGCGTTAAGTGTTCACGTGCCTTCGGTCAACACACCCATCGCTAGTAGCATTGATGGTGATGTGATTAATGGACAGACGGAAGTTAACTATGATAATACCGGTAATAACGGTACTTTCAGCGCCGGCTCGCTTCATGCAGTCGACGACGAAATTACTTTAAGTGATGGTAGTAAGGTTCGAGTAGATGCAGTGTCAACTGGTGCAGTTACAGAATTTACTGTAATTTTGGTTGGTGGAAGCTCTACTGCTGCTGCTGCTACGCTTACGCAAAGCAGCACTACAGGTAGTGGAACTGGCTTTGATCTGACTACTGGTACAGCTAACATTTCGACTCCTGTTACCGCCGACGAAGTTATTATCGACTGGGGTCTTAAAAAGATCGCTTTGGTAGTTCAAGGCAACCTTTCAGACGATGGAGCATCTCTTAAAGCTGTATACTCCGCATTGAAAGATGCTTGGCGAGACGATACGTTACTTATCAAATTCCCTTTCCCAATGGGTCCAATTACGGATGAGCAGTTTGAGATGATCAACGGCTGGAACTGGGATAAAGTTGAGGTTTCTGGAACAGTATCTGCTACTACCGTAGAATTGATTCGTGATGGTGGTTGGTCTGTAAAAGATACTTCAAACGTTGTTCAAGAAGAGTGGTCAAGTGTTATCTCTCTGGGACTCTTGGGTAATACTGACCAAGTTTACTACCAGCAGATTCAGGATGAAACTTCAACAACGAATACCTCTAACTTTAAGCAGTTTGGTGCAGTTAACCAAGCAGTTCAAATGTTCGACAACGGTGTTTTCAACTACAAAGACCAAACAGGCTCTACTAACGTCTTTAAGTTGTTTGTTAGAGAGTGGCAATCTACTTATGGAACATCTAAGTTCTCAGATATTGGTGTTGACTCGGTAACTTTCCAAGCTTATCGATTCCCGCTCACCACTTCTGTAGACTTGAAGGTTCCTCATTTAGAAGGCTTTGTTGCTGGTGGTGTTTCTGTTACTGCTTCTTCAGATGGAACAATTCACACCTATACGACTCCTTCGGCTCACGGTCTAGCAATTGGTGAGAAGCTTACTATTACTGGTTTTACTACTGAAACTGATTTTAATGAGACTAACCTAGCTATTCTTTCGGTCCCAAGTGATACCACATTCACTATGACTCCTACTGCTGTTACGACCAATGGTACCACTGATACTGGCGGTAGTGCAGTTCGTCCTTCTTATGATCTTACAACTATTACGTATCTTCGAGATGCAAACAGTGATATTGTAACCAATGATAATATCAAAGGTGCTTGGAGCTTCTCCACAGCAGGTGATTATGCAATTGGTGATGTAGTAAGTGATTCTGGAGAGTGGTATATCAATAAGACTGGTACTAATACTGCTACTGCACCTGGATCTGATGCTACTAACTATGACGTATTTGATGGTTCTAGAGAAATTGCAGGGGTTAATTATCCGTTTACTGTTATTATTGATGGCGACACAAATACTGCAGGTGAAGGTTCTGGCGGTGTCAATAGTACTATTGATATCTATGAAAAAGTTCAGTACTCACTACGATTAGTAAGTGATATCGATGCAAGTGCTGGTACTGTTGTAGGTAATACTGCAGACAGTTTACTGCGATTTATTGGTGATACTTTGGTAACTTCTCAAGGTGTTTACATTGATTCGTTCACTGAAGCAGATACTAACAGTATTGAATTCACGGATGCACAGAACAATACTCGTGTATTTAACTTCTTGGCTACGCTTACTCTCAACTTTGGTGATACTTTGCAGGATGACGAGTTTGCTAAGTTCTTCGTATTCTTCGAGAACGACTTAGCTGCTACTGCTCCCACTGGAAAAGATTACAACACTCCAAACGCTGTAATCGCAAAAGACAAAGATGACACAGACATGTCAGGGGCAGTAAACCCTTCATGGCCTACTAAGAGAGAGTCTGTTACTTTCTCATATGACTTTGATGGTAATGTCCAACGAGGTGCTGGTTCAGCAGGTACTCCTGCACCAGTTATCGTTGTAGCCCTAGGACTAGAAGAGGCACAATATGTATCCTCTCCTGGTACGATTAACCGCTCTAAATCGAACGTTGTTTCGCTAATTGCGGCACTGGAACGTAACTACGATACAGGTACTGTATAATAGGCTACGCATTAATACAGGGGGAGACTTCGGTCTCTCCCTATTTTAAGTTATAATAAGGAAATAATTAAACTATGTTTTCAAGAAAAAAAGTAAGACATACTGCATACACTATGAAAGGCGGAGTCACTCAGCATACACCTGAAATTAATAGTATTATTGCTGAAATTGAAAAAGTAATGGAGCCGGGCGATAAATGGGAGGAGTTCTCCTTAGAATGGGATTTATTTGTTACTCCTAATAATATCGTAAGAGTTACCCCAGAAACAGACAGGACATTTATTCACTCTACATTAATTGAGATTAAAACTAAAGTGGAAATGGGCCTTGAAATTGAAAAAATTCTAGAGGGGCTTCCCGCAAGAAAAAGAAACGTATATCAAATGGTTGATCTAAATTACTTAGGAGATACGATAGACTGGGAGAAATACCAGACAGGCTGGGATATAGAAATTAACTATGCTAGCAGACGTCTTGAAGTAATAAGTTTAGCCACTAAAATTAACAAACCAGTAATTCCGGTCCCTGTCTCGGAACCAGAATTAAAACCTTTAGCAGAAGCAACCAAACAAGAATTCGATATGAAACCTTTAGACGAGTTTGATGATGATTTTAAATCAAAAATTATGGCGCTGCTTAGCAAAGAAAATAAATAAGGAGTTAAGTAATGGCAGGCGAACGAAAATATACTCGTATACCTCCGGAAAGCACGGGTGATCGTGTATACATGATTCACACTGCCGAACTAAGGTATGATAACAAAGACGTAAACCACTTGTGGGATGTTGGAGCAATCTATTATCTTACTGGAGCCGTTTTTGATTCAAACTCAGATTTTACTGTACATATACACGGAGTGCAGGAAGAATCAACTACTGCTGGGGTACTGTCTGTTCATTACCAGGCTTTAGCTCGACACAATGGGTTTTCTCCAGAGGATGATCAAGAGATAAGAGTGGGCGGAATTGATGGACAAATCGTAGCATATGTTAACGGCCCCGCCGAAGACATCTATATCCCCGCACAAAATATTATGAGTTTTGATAATCCTGAGTATGGACTAAATGTTGATAGATTTGGTTCGGCAAACATGCGGTTTGCTGAAGGGCCTGCTCAAGTTAGTGCTTTTGGGGGACTAAGAACTACAGAATCTACTTTGCTTGGGCAATATACTTTTGATAAGAGTATTCTTCCCAGCGATTTTGCAAATACTCTTATAGGAAGTGGAACAATTGCTCACGACCCTGATTGGGGATATGTTGTAGAATCTGTAGGTGTAGAAACCGGTGCTTTAACTACTCAAACTACTAATCTTTATCATCCCTCAATTCCTGGTGCTTCCAATCTTTTTGTGATTGGAAATAAACTAGGGGATATTGGAACCCCTGGTCTTGTAAGAAACTGGGGATGCTTCGATGCTTCTCAAGGTTTTATGTTTAGATTAAACGGAACTACATTGCAAGTAGTCCATAGAAGAACCTTCTCTGTAGGAGCTTACAACGATGCAGCTGATGGATCTGAGGATGGGAAGTCCGAAGGTGTAGTACCTCAGTCTTCTTGGAATAGAGATAAACTCGATGGAACCGGTGGTTCTGGTATGGCTCTTGACCTTACAAAAGCAAATAGTTATTTTATTGATTATCAAAACATCGGTGGTGGAACTATTCGCTGGGGTGTTTATCATGAAGGGGAACGTATCGTATGCCATGAAATGGACATGGGCAACGGCGGCCCTCTAGGTATCTGGGTAAGTAATGCTATTAGACTTCCTAGTCGTCCTATCTGTTGGTCTATGAAAAGAATTGATGGAGGACAGGGAGATGTTCAGACTAGATATCAATACCCTCTCGGAGCAGCAGCTTTTATTGAGGGTGTAAATGTAGATGTAATGGCAGAAGCAGATGTTCGAGGCTATGACGGACAATTTGATGTTGACGTAAATGCTCCTAGAACTCAAGGAGCCTACTATTTAGTATCCCTTCGACCTAAGCTCGACATTTTATCTTCTGATGGAGTTACTCTTATTTCAAATCATAGTCTTTACACGCCAACTAATCTGTCTATTTCTGCAAGAGATTCTGTTACTGCGACTAAACTTCCTGGTGAACTTCGCATATTCTCCCGATGCTTGTTAAAAAATGAAAATTGGGTAGATATACCCTCCACGAACCTACAACAAGATAGGGATGCCTTTCATGAGGGGCATGGTCCAGAAATTTTTAGAAAGGGTTTTGACGGTTTTGGAGAGATTGATTGGACAAACATTTTTAAGACTATTCAGAGCGGTTCGTTAAAACCAAATGCAGAAAAAAATACCGCAAAAACCAAACAAGCTATTGCGGAAGTATCAGATAGAAATGGTTTTGTTTACATAACTGTAGGGATTGATTCGAAGACTGGAGCCTCTACTCATTTATTTGAAGACGGTACTAGTTTAACTATTGCGGGACTCACTACAGATGGGCCTGCAAATTTAAATAATGTTTCGTATCTTTTGGGGATTGAATCAAGCGATGATGCTTATTTATATGCAAGTCAATCAGACTATGACGACGATAGAACCTGCAGAGTAATTACTTATAGTGGATTAACTGGAACTTTAAATATCGGGGACACTATTACTTTAGGTGCTGATACCTGTGACATTCAAAAATTTGACGGAACGCAAATTAAAGTTCGCAAGAGAAGTGCAGATATTGATGCCTATACAGGTGTAGCTACTACAGACGCTGGCGCAACGTTTAATGTAGATTCAATAGGCCTTGCAAATACTACAGCCGATGATGATGATATCGACTATCTCTGGCCGAAGGATCATTTTACAGTGCTTAAAGCTGTTACTAATGCTGGTTGGGCAAATACTTCTCAGGTTGGGGGAGACGGAACATTAGAAGGCAATCCTCCAAAAGCTCCTGTATGGACTTTTATGTGGGCACCCTTTATAACCCCTACGGGCGCAGAAGTGCATAAGGTTAATATGAATATGAACTGGAAAGAAAGGCTGCAATAATGCCAAATATTGTTTTCAATTACGGAGAATGGACTTACTGGGCTCCTCGGAACTTGCCAGAGTACCCAGGGGCTATGAAAGTTACGTTTGATGGTATTAACAGGCTTATTCTTGTGAATAAGGGCGAAACCTCAATTAACGTAAAAACAGATATCTATGGTAATTGGAAAGAGTGGGTGCTGCAGAGAAAAAACGCAGAATGGTACAAAGCTATCAATACCACTGGAGGAGACCCTATTACTGCAGATACACTGCTAGGCGATTCGTACTTTCTTGAGAACGGATGGAGAATACAGCCGTGGATTCCTGCTGATGAAAACTTAAATGGATATGTACTTGATATGGTAGGTAATATCTATACTCGAGAGGCAGGAGGTAATCCTGTAAACCCCGTGGGAGGTGTCACAATTTCTCTTACGCGATCCTCTCTTCCAACTGTTTCTATTGCGGGAGGTAATGCTACCGAAATACGACTTCGTGAGATTTGGACACATCTTGGTCTTGATGTAAACAATCCGCAAGTTATCAGAGATGAGAGTATTACTACTGGAGACGAGATTAAGATGAATATTACTAATCCTACTGATAAGATAACCCTGGTGTCACGAGACCCAGAATGACTACTTCAGTAGGAATAGGAAGAAGGATTGCGCTTGCTACGAGAGGGCATAGAGGGGGTGTTTTTGATAGATATCATGTCGATCAGGTAATATCTATTCTTGACCCCCTTTATACTGCGACGGTTACTGCCGATCCTTCTAATCTTGAAGCAGCAATTACTGTTCGTAGTGATAACACTACATTTAATATAGATTCTATTCTTGTTGGGGAGTACGCAGTAGTAGCAACCACTCCTCAATATAAGGTAGAGCTGACATACATTTCAGAGGATAGTACTATTACTATACTGGATGGTGTTCCCTAATACCTCTCAAAATCGTTGCCTACTATAAAAAGCCAAGGCACAGCCACTAAACCTGCCATAAGAATACATCCAAGAGCAAACTCAGTTCCTGTGTAGTGTCCAATAATACCAGGTGCAGATATGCAGACATAGAAAGTCCACAAGAACCATACTAGCCACTTCATGAAAAAGCCTTGTGTACTAATAGTAAACCAAAAATACCTAGAAAATACCCTGTAATCACACCTTTCCAAAACATTGTTTGTAACTGTTGTTTATAGTCCATTATTTATTATCCCAAAGAAAATTGATATTGATAGGGTAAGATTTACCGCTGTAAAAATAATTAAGTTTCTGTTTATTCTTTTTTCTATTTCAACCATGTCAATCATCTATTAGATTTCCTTCTTCGTCATAAAAACTGCTTTGGTGATTTTTTCTGAATTCTTCGTAACACTCTGTTAATTGACTTCCGTTAAGGTAGAGAAGTAACTCTTGAAATACATATCTCTGACCATATTCTTCTGATAACTTCATAAACTTATACCGAAGCTCTCTTGCATCCATATTTTTAAATTCCTGTCTTTAGATCGACAAGTTCTCCTTTTAACTCTTCTGCAAAAACTTGTGCGATCATAGGGTGATGAAAGTAAAAAGTATCTTGGTAGACATCTGTATATACACTCATGTGGTAATTATAACACTCTAGCAGCTCTTTTGCTACTAGGTTTTTACACCAGGCTTTTGCCTGCCCTCTTCTGTCACTATGAATTTGAACAGCGTATCCAGGCATCCACGACCTTTTATGATCTGTAATTTCAAGAGGCTTCATGCTGAAGATGCACGTAGTTCAGTAATTCTTGAAAGAGCTTCCCCAAGTGTGAGGAACACTTCTTTATGGTGTGAGTAGTCTCCAACTTCATTGCGATACTCAATATATACTCCGTTATCACAAAATACAACTTCTACTTGCGTTAGTTTCATTTCCATTTTTCTTTTCCTTATATTTTAAACCATTCGGGCAGCGTGCCGCTTGGAGCAAGATTTACATAACCGTCAGGACTTATCGGAAGCTCTCTCCAGCCTTTTATAGTATCCCTTCTTACATCTCTCCACGCTTTTTTATCAAGGGACCACATTACAAATACGTTTGAAAGGGGATCCTGTTTTCCAATAGAGAACCCAGTAATTTTATCCCAGGTTGTACAAGGCATCTCACGGATACCCTGTCCAAATCCAGGAAGTTTTTCAAAACTTAATAAAATTACTCCATGGTCGAGTTTTGAAAGCATTTCTTTGTACATTACTCTTCAGACACTCCTATTCCTACTTTTGTTCGAACAGGTAGGGTCATTTTGACTTCTCTAACTCCCTCGTGATTTTCGGGAACAAGGTCTCCTAGGCTGATGGCCCCGTCCTGACCCCGCTGCGATTCTTCTGATAACTGATTAAGACCGGCAAGAACTTCTGCCCACTCTTCTTCAGTTACCTTCTTTTCTGGGTTGTGGTGCCCTGGAGCTACTCTAGAGTAAGATACGAGCTCTTCTCCTTCTCTACCTCTATTTGTGTTGCCATCTGCGTTTAACTCTGTCATTTCCTGACAGGTCTCTTTGAAGTTCATGAAATCCTCCTTTTCATCAACTACTTGCACGTTTTCATCTTTCAGCGAAGAAAGAGTTTTATTGTACTTTTTATTTAAAACCTCTAATGCCTCTAGTTTGTTTTTAGTTCTTACTTTCATGCTAC